CAGCCCCTGGACGAACGCGACGGTCGACGGATACGGCTCTTACTTCCTCACCTTCGCGGAACAGATCGTCTCAAGCATCCAGACCAACGCCAACGTCAGCGGAACGATGCCCGGAAGCAACTGCACTTCCGATCTGATAACCTTTTTTGGAGCGGGCGGCGCTCCTGCGGTCAACCCCAATTTACTGACGTTGCTGGGCTGTGGAAAGTAAGTTCAATCTGAGGAGAAAAGGCCAATGATCGAGATTACAGATGTTGATGGGGATGGGCACGTAGCGTATTAATCACCAGATACAAATTCAGGAGGCATTCCAATGATTCTCACACTTGTCATAGCTGCAATCTTCGTCGCGGCGGTCGTCTTCTACTTCATCGGCAGCGCAACCGCCAAGGCGGCAGTCAAGGCGGAACTTGCCAAGATCGAAGCCGAAGGCGAGGCATCCGTGAAGACGGTATCCGCCGATGCCAAGGCAGTCATCGCCCGCATCAAGACCATCCTCTAAATGACGAATCCGGCGTGGGTCAAGGGCGTGTCCGGCAATCCCGGCGGACGCCCAAAATCCAAGCATATGCGTGATCCCCTCATCATGTTCGGGTCCATGTCTCCGGAGGACTTCGACAACTTCAAGCCGTCGACGATGTGGGAGAAGGCCGCCCACGAACAGTTCAAGGCCATCATCGACGGGGACGGCAAGTACAAGGAAAAGGCACGCATATACGCAGCCGTGTCGGCCATCGTGGACGGCAAGCCGAAAGCGGCGGATGAAGACAACCTCGCCATCGCGGGGCAGATACATGTCCACGTCGACATGGCACCGCGCAAGCCAGCCCCGGCCCTGGAAGCCGAGAACATCCAGGATGCGGAAGTCGTCGAAGGTGAGTAAATGCTCGAAGATGTCCAGGGTGTCGAAGAACACTCGTTTTCCGAGTTTTATGAAGACCGTGAAAAGCAGCGCCTCTATCACGAAAGCGGTTGCAAGTTCCGCGCCCAGATCGGCGGGATGGGCGGCGGCAAGACGTTCGCCCAGATCATGGAAGCCATGCGGTACTGCCTTCTCGTGCCCGGCTGCGACTGCCTCATCCTTCGCCGCACTTTCCCGGATTTGGAAAAATCGGTAATCCGCCAGTTCCTCAAAATCCCCGAATGGGTCTACGGCGGCAAGCGCAACTTCAACGCGAGCAAGCACGTCGTCAACTTCCCCAACGGATCAAAACTCACCTTCGGCTACTGCGAAATGGACAAGGATGTAAACCAGTACCTTTCCACCGAGTATGCATTCATCGGATTGGAAGAGGCGGGGGAGTTTTCATTCTCCGTGTGGATGGCGCTCGCCCGCCGCAACCGCTGCCCCATCAAGTTCGACATCAACGGACAGCCCGTCCGCCCGTCCATGAGCCTCGCCACGAACCCCTACGGGATAGGCTATGCGTGGATCAAGAAGCTGTTCTACGACAAGAAGCCCTACGGCGGTATGTCCGTGTACAACCCGGACGACTACTTCTGGGTCCACAGCACCGTCTACGACAACCCCACGTACTCGAACGATCAGGGCTACATCTCCAACCTGGAAATGGGCACGGAAGCCGACGTGCGCAAGAACCTCTACGGGGACATGGACGAAATCAGCGGAGCCTACTTCAGCAACTTCAACCCGAAGGTCGGCGGACACGTAGTCTCGTACAACGACATCAAGTTCCAGCCGTGGCATCCACGGTGGAGCGGAATCGACTACGGCTTCGCGCCGGAATCGAGCGGCGGCAGCGCCACGGTCATCCTGTGGGCCTGCAAGGCGGACGTGCCCCGAGCCGGGGGGATGAAGACCGTCAACTGCATATACCGCGAGGAAATCCTCTACCACAAGACGGAAAAGGAGATAGCCGCCCGGATACGCAAGGTCATGGCCCCCGGCGAGCAGCTTTGCAATATTTTCTTCTCGCACGAGCAGTTCGCCAAGAGAAGCTCCGTCCGCACCACAGCCGACCAGCTGGGCGACGAACTCATCAAGGTATCCCTCCCCCGGCTCACCCGTTCCGACACGGACCGGACCGGCGGCTGGAAGCTCATCTACAACCTGCTCGCGTCCGACGACCTTGTTATCGCGGACACCTGCCCCGACCTTATCAGCACCATCCCCATCCTCACCCACGACCCCGACAAGCTGGGGGACATCCTCAAGAAGGCCGGGACGGTCGAAGACGACATCGCCGACGCCTTCCGGTACACGCTCAAGGGGTATCTGTCCCCCGGGAAGATGTCCACCGAAACCGCGAAGGACGAGTACCTTGCGGCCCTTCCCGTCACGAAACGGTACATGGCGGACCTCCGGTGGGAAGAACGCCATAAGGGCCAGTCGGACATCGCGGTGAACGTTCCCAAACGCAAGCTGTGGTAGAGGGGTATTAATCAGCATGAGCTTCATCGAGTTTTGCGCCTACATGCGGGCCTGTTATGACGCCGTGTTCTTTTCCCGTTACGTAGCTTACTTGGAAACGGACAACTCCCGCCTTCGCGTGAAGATAGAACGGCTTGAGATGGCGGCGGCGGCCAAGGCCAAGGCGGCGGAGCCCACCCCGGAAGTCATCAAGCGGGTCAAGGATGCCCCTTTCGCCGTCCACAACGGACCGCGTGTATGGGACGACATCAAGGTGACCCTGCACAACCGGGAATTTCCGGAACCTAAGCCTGACGAAGTAAAGGAGAACTAAATGGCATTCCAAGCATCCGACGGGAAGCATTTCGCGCACGACGGCATGGGCAAGTCCTACGAGGGAACGCTCGGCAAGGGCGGGAAGCCCGGCATGGACAAGGGCCGGAACGAGGGTCAGGAAGAGCAGGGCGAGGAAAATCCCGTAGCCCAGCACGGTCCCGCGCATACGACCGTGATCGCCAAGGATTCCACCGGCGACCACACCGTAACGTCGCACCACAAGGACGGCCACACGCATTTGAGCAAGGGGCATGACCTGCACGGTGCCCACGAACACAGCAAGAAGATGTTCGGGGAGTCTTCGCAGCAACCGGGCGAGGCGTCCGACATGTCGTCCCTTGACAACGAGTCGGCGGCAGCGCTTCCGCAGGCGTAAACGATGCCAGCCGTTTCACAGGCGCAGTTCCGTTGGCTGCACACCAAGGATGCCGCGAAGGCGCTCGGCAAGTCCGGCGTGGCGGAATGGATAGGCGCTACCGGCAGTCCGAAGAACCTGCCCAAGAAGAAAGGTCTCGGTCACAGAGCTTTGGAGCGAAAGAATGGCAAGTAGCACACACATGACTTCTCCCGAAGGGGACAAGTACGACGATCCCACGGAAGAGACTCCCGGAGCGGAAGGCGCATCCGCCGACCAGATTTCCGATGAGCTTGAAAAAGCCTTTGAAAATCTGGTGTTCAACAAGGTGTGCGTCCGCGACTTGGTTTCCCGCCGCATGGAAGTCCGCGATGCGTGGGAGCAGCGCTATTTCTGGCGCGGCAACCAGTACCTCGACGAAGGTGCCTACGGACAATGGGCATCCGCCGGGGAAGGCCTCACGTTTTCGTCCAAGGGCGGCGGCGACGAAGCCATCGACGAGACGAACATCTACCAGTCCTACGGTCTCCAGCTCATCGGAGTCCTGACCCAGAACAACCCCTCCGTCCGTTTCTTCCCGGTGGACAACAAGTCCAAGCCCGACCTCGTGGCCGCGTCGGCGGCGAACACGATGAAATACATCATCGAGCGCACCAACAACACCATCTCCCTTCAGGAAGACATCGTGCGGTTTCTGTACACCGATGGCCGCTCCATCATCGTGACTTCCTACAACGAAAAGGAAGACAAGCAGGAATTGACCGCCTACGGGGCGCTGGAATCCAAGCTGCCCATCCAGATCCGTTCCGATTTGAAGAAGGCGTTCTATGTGCAGGTCACCGATGAAATCGACCTCATCGTGGCCAAGGCCATGTTCCCGGACAAGGCCAAGGAAATCAAGTGCGGCACCGCACCCGCCGCCGAATCCGAATTCGAACGCCTCGCACGCATAGCTTGCATGCAGGGCATGAGACCGTCTTCCATGACGGGCGATTCGCTCCAGTGGAATTGCACGTGGCAGCGCACATGGCTGCGCCCGGAAGCATTCATCGAAATCGACGACGACAAACTCCGCTCCGAAGCGGAAGCATCCTTCCCGGACGGCGTGTGCGTCACGTTCATCGGGAAGACGTTCTGCGAAGCCCGTCCCTGCCGCCTCGAAGACGAAGTAACGCTCGTCCACGCATTCAGCGGCGACGGCACGCACCGCAACTCCATCGGCTCAAGCCTCGTTCCGGTCCAGAAGAAGCTGAACAACGCCGTCGAATTGATGCAGCGCACGATTTTGAACACCATCCCCGTGAAGTGGACGAATCCCGAATACGTGGCGATGGATGCGCTCGCGCAGCAGACCAACATCCCCGGTTCCTACCTCAAGCTGGCGGCGATCCCGCCGGACGGGGACTTGTCCAAGGCGTTCTACGTCGAAGAGCAGCTCGAAGTACCCGTATCCCTAATGCCGTGGATTCTCCAGCTCCGCGATGAATTCGCCCAGCTGCTCACCGGCGCTTATCCCGCCGTGTCGGGCGACGACACGCACGGAAACGATACGGCGCAGGGAATCGCGATGCAAAGAGATGCGGCCATGGGTCGTATCGGCACCTTCTGGCGCAATTTGAAGGAAGCCTATGCATCCATCATGAAGAACGCCGTGATTTGCGTCGTGAACAACCGCGAAGGCAACATCACCGCGAACATCCCGAAGCTGGGCCGCCTTACCCGCCATTTGGCGGTCAACGTCGACGACCTCCGTGGAAACGTGGAGTGCTACCCGGAAACGGAAGAGTCCTATCCCGAAAGCTGGGTGCAGCGTCGCGGCGTCATCACGAATCTGATGCAGGACAACGATCCCCTCGTGCAGATGATCCGCAACCTGCCCGAAAACCTCGTCCTTATCTGGCAGTCCATGGGCCTGCAGGATTTGACCATCCCGCAAGTGGTCGCCTACAAGAAGCAGCTCGGCGAAATCGACGAGCTTCTCGAAAGCGAACCGGAGCCTAATCCGGTCATCGGTCAGTTGGAACAGCATCTTGAGCAATCGATGGGAGAGCTTCAGCAGATGGCCGTGCATCCGATGGCTCAAACCGATCCCGGCCAGCTTGTGCAGCCCGCCCAGATGCTTGAGCAACAGATACAACAGATACAGGCGGCGATTCAGCAAGTACAACAGACGGCACCTTTGGTTTCGTCCGTGCCGATTGATAAAGACTGGGACGACCACGCATCCGAACTTCAGACGTGCCAGATATGGCTCAACTCCGAAGAGGGCCAGCAGATCAAAAAAATGAAGCCCCAGGAATGGCTCAACGTTTCGTTGCACGCGATGGCTCACCGCCAAGCATTGGCATCTATGCCGCCGCCTCCGAATCCTAAGCCGGTAACGAAGAGTGTCAACGCGGGCGATCTTATCAAGGGCGGGCTCGGTCCCGAACTTGCGCAACTACTCGGTCAGGCGGGCATCACTATGCAGACACCGCCGCCAGCAGCAGCACCGCCGCCCCAACAGGCGGCATAAAGGAGCAACAACATGACGTTGGAACCTATCCAGACCAGCATTCGTTTGATCTTCGCGGTGCTCGCTTTGATCCTCTTCGTGCTCGCGGGACTCGGAGTCCCGGAGAAGCCGAGCTTCCGCTACATCGGCTGGGGGTTGGCTTTCCTCACGCTGGCGTTCTTCCTTCTCATAAGCTGGTCGTAAGTATTAATCGTTGACGCATTCAGGACTTGTTCTACAGGAGAACATATGGCAGACATGATGTTTGGCGGCGCTGCGGCGCTTGTAGCGGACAACGGCGGCACGGCCGACACCGGCGCGACCGGCGGCGACGACGCAGCCGATACACCGGTCCTACCCGGTGGAGATGCCGGAACGAGCGACGATACCCCTTCCGACACTCCGAGCGATACCCCGACCGACGATCAAGCCGATACTACCGACAAGGGTGACGGTGCCGACAAATCCGGCGACGCCCGTGCATTGCTCGGGGAAGCCCGCAAGCAACTCGCCGAACTGCGCAAGGTAAACCCCAAGCTCGCGGACTTCGCGCAGAAGTCCATCTTCAAATCCCAGGAATTCGAAAAGCTGTTCCCCACGGTCAAGGAAGCCCAGAACGCCAAGGCCGTACTCGAAGAACTCGGCGGGGAAGAGGGCATAGTCTCGCTCCGTCAGGGAGCCGAAGCCCTCCAGGCCGTGGATTCGTCGATCGAGCAGGGCAACCCCCAGGTACTCGACGACATGTTCCGGGACTTCCCGGAAGGCACCGCGAAGCTGGTCCCCGCAGCCGTGGAACGCCTCTCCAAGATCAATCCGCAGGCATATGAGCAGCTTCAATCCGGCATGGTCGACACGTTCCTGCAATCCAAGAACGTGTACTCCCATGTCACGAACATGCTGGCGAGCATCGAAGGGGGTGATCAGGCGAAGGCGCTGGAAGCGGTCAAGCAACTGTCCGCGTTCCTCAATCATTATTCAAAGAACGCTCCGAAGGCGGATTCGGGCTTGGAAGCCGAGCGCACGAAGTTCAACACGGAAAAGCAGACGTACGAGCAGACCAAGGCCACCGAAGCGCAGGCCACTTTCACCAAGTCTGTCGCCACCATGACCGATGCGGTCCTCATCAAGCAGGCCAAGGACATCATCACCGGGCTGGTTCCCAAGGGCACCAAGCTGCCCGATGCGACCGTGGACGCCATCCTGAAGGATGCCTTCGCCTCGCTAAACTCCACGCTGGGCAAGGACGCCAACTACCAGAAGCGGTGGAGCGGGCTTTTGAAGGAAGCCATCAAGACCGGCGACACCAACCGCATGCACAAGTTCGTCATGAGCCACGCATCGCCAAAGCTGCTCGACGCATTGAAGGCGTCCAAGGGCAAGTTCGTCATCGGGGCCATCAAGGCCGCCGCGAAGCCCGGCGCTCCCGGTGCCGTGATCCCGAAGGGAGTCATCAACCGCAAGCCGTCCTTCGAGGAAAGCGGGCTGGACAAGACTTCCTACCTCAACGGGCTCGGAGCGAAGAAGATCACCGCCAGAAGCGGACAAGTTTTCCAGTGGGCGTAGTTCGGTAGTATTAATTCCATAGAGCGGCCTTTTCAGGAAAGGATGCTCGGACGTACACGCCCCCAGGAAGCGTGCGCCGTTCCCACAAACCCGTCAGCATATCGATGCTGGGCATTCAGGATGCCGAACCGAGTGGAGCGAGCTTTGACTCTATTTCTCGGAGACACACATGGCGATCCTAGACGAAGCATCCCTTCAAGCCGTAGAGCTTGAATCAGTACGCGAAGAAATCCCCCAGTTGTTCGCGGACGACCACACCCTTTTCGATTACGTTTACAAGCACGGCAAAAAGATGCCGATGGCCGCCAATACCGGCGGCGGGTCCGGTTCCACCTACGACCCTTCCGGTCGCCCGGCACTTCGCATCCCCCTCTTCATGCAGGCGGGCGGGTCCTTCTCGCAGATCACTGCCGACGGCCTTCCCGATGACCTCGGACTCGGCAGCGGCAGCAACTGGGCCGCGCTGTTCATCCCACCGGTCACATTCTCGGAAGCCTGCTCGATTTCGCTGAAGGCTCAATGGGCCAGCGACAGTTCCAAGAAGTCCCGCGTCCAAGTCCGCGCCCACGAAATGGTGCAGACGCTCGAACGCCTCAAGCAGGACTTGGAGTCCGTCATCCAAGGTTCCGGCGCTGGCGAACTTGCCCAGATCGACGCAACCGCCGTCGTGAACAACAACACCGGTTCCGGCGCACAGACCTCCAGCATCACCGGCTTCTCGCAGGCCGGTCAACTCCGCAGCCAGATGATTGTGACATTCTACCCGACTTTGGGCGGATCACAACGTACGGGTGGGGTTTCAACTTCGACCGTTTCCTTTGTCGATTCGGTCAATAATATCGTCTATTTCACGACCGCTCTGCCGACCTCCACCGCCGCTGGCGACTGGATCGTCATTGTCGGTTCAAGCGGGGCCATCGGCAACTCCGTCCTCGGGCTCAAGGCTTGGAACGTCACGTCGAACACCATCACGGTCGCAGGCTTGAACCGTGCCAACTACCCCGGACAGTTCAGCACTCCTTCGATCAACTTGAACGGGCTGCCGATCACCGTGCAGGCCGGTCGCCGTGCCAAGCAGCTCATCCGTTTGGCCCTCGGCTCCGAAACGCCTGCCGCCGACGGTTTCGTCTGGTACGGAAACGTCGATATGGAAGCGAGCATCGAGAACTTAGCCGTTAACGTCGCCATTACTAACCAACAGGAAATCAAGGGCGACAAGAACATCGACATGCAAAAGAAGCACGCACCGTCGACGTTCGCCGACCAGGAGATCATGGTTTCCATCCATGCCACCCCGGGTCGTTTGGACGGTCTCACGGTCCCCAAGAACTGGGGAGTCGGTGAACTCAAGGCCATCGACATTCTGGACCTGAACGGGCTCCAGATATTTCCGACCTATGCGCCTTCGGGCGGAATCAGTTCGCAGTTCGTGTTCTACTTCGTATGCTCGTGGAACCTGTTCTGCGCCAACCCAAGAGCCAACACGTACTTGTATAACGGGCAAATACCCAGTGGGTATTTTGGCCATTAGTCCTTTGTTTTCAACACTTTATGTGTTGATTACCTAACAACTCAAAAAGGCGACCTTGACAAAGGGTCGCCTTTTTTGTTACACTGGCTGCATGAAGACATGTACAAAGTGCAACCGGGAACTTCCCGCCACCGAAGAGTTTTTCTACCTCAATTCCCGGTACGCCGACGGTTTCCGTGGCTGGTGCAAAGACTGCGACCGCGCCTACGCGGCGGCATATGCCAACAAGCACTATCATTCCGATCCCGTCTACCAGGAGCGCGTCAAAGCAGAGTCCCGCAAGTGGCGTGCCGAGAATCCTGAGAAACGGCGAGCACAGGACAAGCTAAAGCGGGAAGAGAAGCATACATTCATCTGCGAGTACTTGCTTGAGCATCCATGCGTAGATTGCGGGGAACGCGACATAATCTGTCTGGACTTCGACCATGTTGCTGGTAGAAAGAAGGCCGAAATCTTCTCTCTTCTCTATCACTCCCTTGAAACTATCAAGTCGGAAATCGCCAAGTGCGTCGTCCGCTGCTCCAACTGCCACCGCAAGCGTCATGCCCACGAAAAAGGCTTCTTTCGTTCCAAGTACACCAAGGCCGCTATCTTGACCGTGAAGATGTTTTCCTAACACCAGCCCCCTCCATTTTTTTTGTGCGCAAGTGTATTAATAACCATGATAGTCCCGACATCCATATTTGACTGGGTGGTAGCCCACCATATCGTTTTCGAATGGCCCGTCTATGGCACCCTCATCTGGAGTGTATCTCAGAAGTGGGCGTGGCTGAAGGCATGGTTCCAAGGTTTCAACAAGAAGCAGACGGACATGATGGACGCCACGGCGACTGTTCTGAAGACGGCGGATGACGCGAGAACCGTGGCTGTCGGGATCACCAAGGAGCTCGAAGTCGTTTCCAGCAACCACTTGGTCCACCTGCAGGCCGCCGTGGACTCTTCCCACAATGACCTCAAGACGTTCGCCGGTGCGATTTTGAAGACGCACGAGCAGATTGCTACCTCATTGGAACGGCAGCTGGAAGTCGCGAATCGCCTTCTCGACATCGGTGCCGAAGGGAACCGCATCGCGGGGCTGCTGCTCGATCGATCCGACCGTGGAGACAAGAAGGCGTAGCCACGGTATTAATCCGTGAACGCACATATGCCCTCAGGAGGCACACATGGCCCGCAGAGAAGTTTTACGTGACGCACAACCCACGCTATACCCTTTCATCCCCCTAAACGATTTCGTTCTTGTCAAGCGCATTTCAGAAGACGTGGAACAGGTCAACGGAATCATCATCCCCGACCAAGCCAAGAAGAAACCCAACAAGGGAGTGGTCACCGCAGTCGGCGAAGGCCGCTACGTCGACGGCAAGCTCATCCCGATCAACCTCGTGGAAGGGGACATCGTTCTGTTCACGCGCTACGGCGGGACGGACACCGACTTGGACGACGAAGAGTTTGTCATCGTCCGGGCGGCGGAAGTCTACCTCAAGCTGCGGAAGTAGCGATGAAGCTGAAACTCGTGAACATCGATGGGCAGGTCGTCTTCCCCCGCTACAGCAAAGCGACCGGCGGGTTGAAGGCCGACTACGAGATTCGTCTCACGGACGGCAAGAAGGAGTATCCCATCCGCGTCAGCTACGAAGCCCTCGTGGAGTCGGGAATAGTGGAAGTGGAGCCTAAATAATGTGGAGCGTCACAGGACAGGAACGGCGCGAATGCCCGCCCGAATACCAAAGCAGAATACGTGAGATCGGCGGCATCAACCGGTTCGGCGAGCCCAACTGGCGCGTGGTCTGGGGACAGACCCAGATCGAGCGTGTCGGCGGCCTGTGGGAAGAGCCCGATGGTACTAAATATGAAGAGATGCGGGACATCCTGCGGTACGACGGCCAGCCGTGCTGGGCATTGGAACGCTGGTTCCCGCCGGAGAACTACGGAAGCGAATGGAAATGGTACGCGGAGAACGCGGACCCGAACGGACCGACTCACCTTCCTCTACTTGGCGGCTATCCGGATTGCGGAGATTATGAGCCCTGCAAGCGCCTGTCGTGCGAACTCAACGATAACGTCATCGACTTTCTTATCCTGATGATCCTCAAGACCCATGAGACGACGGAGATCGAACGGCAAATAGCCATCCGCGACTACCGCGCCCGGGAGCAGCAGGAAGAACACGACCGCAAGGTGGAAATGTACGTGGAAGCGTGCCCGGCCTACAGCGAAGCCGTGGTCTACGCGGGGCAGAAGAACCACACCGCCCGGATCGACCGCATAGGACTCAGCCGGGACATTTTGAAGAACATGCCGAACTTCGGGCAGATACCGAACAAGTTGGTGAATTAAAGGAGATACTTTATGCCGTGGGCAGACCCAGCAGGATCAGCAGCAGGCGTGATAACGGGACCGCAGGGCGACATCGCCGTGGCGGGGAAGCTCGAAATGCTTCGCGGAGTGGACTTGACATCCCGCTACTA